CCTGCGGTGTAGTTACAGCAACCACAGTCTTCTTCCAAGCCAAATAACCATGACTTTTCTCCATAAAATAACTAGATCCAAGTTGATCAATTGCCAAGGTAACAAGTTGTCGTTCCTCAGGGCTACAAGCGGCCAAATAAGCATCGGCATCCGCGGGGTTACTATGAGGTGGAAGGATCTGACGTTGCATTGGGCTTTGGTTTGATTTGGTTTGGATTCTGATTCTACTTGAATCAAAATCCAAATCAATTTTTCTGTGGTCCAAGTAAGAAGGTGGTTCTAATGAAGGGACCTAGAACTACAGATGAAATGCTAAGGATTCTAGAAACAAAAGGACGGCCATTATCAGCTTTTCACAAAGGCTTAACAATAGATGTCAAGAATGTTATGGTATCCGACTATAGATACGTTCTCCAAGAGGCCCCTGGAACCAACTTTGCTCCAGAGTTCCAACCGAAGTTTTCACCGGCTCAAATGCTACGTCTTGGTGTGTTTGAAGGAAGGTATTTGAACGATTGTTTGACGGAATTTCCCGCCGAATGGTTCTTGGACGCTATTGCATTGGATAAATTGAGACCAGAGGGAACCGACGTATCTGTGAATTTGTTTCAAATCCACAGTAGGCTGCCACTTCCTGAATGGCATAAGAAAGGATGGGTACCATCGTCGTCAAAAACGAAAGCAGCCCAATATCCTGGACTATCGGATCCGAAACTCAATGTGGATGAACGTGGATGGTTCCAATGGTATTGTAGGTATTGGATGGGACGTCGGATTCCAGAGTTGGACGAAATTCAGATCAAACGTTGGAAGGCGTTTGTGCGCCATGAAGGTGGTGTCAAACACAATTGTTCCAAAGGGGATTTAACCTGTCGTCCAAGACAACGCCAAGCGCTGCTCCAATGGTCTAGGGACCCATTTGCGTAGCAAACTGTGTCCCTGCTGCGGAGCAAGGGATCCCTATGTGTAAACACTAGGATCCACAGCGGACCCACAAGCAAACTGTATCCCTGCTGCGGAGCACGGGATCCATATGTGTAACACTAGGATCCACAAGCAAACTGAGATAAAAATCATAGTCCCGTATAGGATGAAGTGGGCTCTCATAGTTCAGCTTTTGTATTTATTTACTATAGTGTGTGTATGTTTATTGGTTAAACTCTATATGTTCCAACAAGAGTATACACTTCCAAAACGTATTTGGTCCTACTGGGATACAAATATCCCAGCATCTATAGAAACTAATATAGATAATAATAGAAAAATACTTTCTGACTGGGATTATAGGTTTCTAACAGAATCTACATTGGACCAATACTTGGACGTAGCATCCTTTCCAGAGCAATATAAGAAACTTTCATCTCAACATAAGGCAGATTATATACGTCTAGAACTATTAAAACACTATGGTGGAGTTTGGATGGATGCTGGAATCATAGTTCATTCCCAATCCGCATTCAATAAACTGTATAGTGAAGCAGTCGCAACGCAGTCGCAACTTTGTGCCTTTACACTTACGGAGGAAGAAGAATATTATATTGAAAACTGGTTTATCATGGCTCCTTTGCAGAGTTCTGTCATTCAAGCATGGTCACAGGAATATACAACTGCAGTTCAAAAAGGGTTTTTACAATACAAAGAATCCATCTTTCAAGAGGGTACTATTCGTATTATTGAAAAAATTTATAAACAGAAGGATACAAATGTCTATCTTACACAACACGCATGTCTACAAGCTGTATTACAAAAGCGTTTGAAACAACAGACAAAGGTACTATTATATAAATCGGAAGAAACTATGTTTAAACTTCATATAGAATGTAATTGGAAATCCGAATGTGTAAGGGATCGTATTAAACAGGATCCTTCCATACGACAAATTCCTTTTATTAAATTACGTGGAAGTGATCGTGAAACAAATTAGATAGGATCTGTTGTTTCCTCTTCTGCTAGCGCATCACCCTCTTCTTCATCTTCTTCATCTTCACTAGTTTCATATTTTTCTTCCAGAATACTGTCTAATTTACAAATAGCCTCCAACTTTTGAAACATAGTTTTTAAACTTTGGATTGCAAATACATTTCCAGTCGCAGCGGCTTTTCCAAACCATACCGCAGCCTCTACGGTGCTTTTCGTAACTCCAATTCCAAATAAGTAGCAAATCGCAAGACCTACTTGGTGATCTATAGTATCCTGTTCTGCTCCAAACCGGTACCATTTATATACTTCTTTGCACGCAATACAACTATCATCATGGGAACAGGAGTTTTTAGGAAGAAATAGTTTTCGCGTTTGTTTGTACTTTTGAAGTTGTCCAAGATGAACAAGAATAGGTGTAAATACCGATCGTTCTGTAGTAGTCATAAGTATCTGCCAATGTTTGGCCCAACCATTTGTCTGACATGATCTGCTACAATACGCAGGTTCCCTAGAATCTATTCTATAAAGAAGTGATGTATCAGTAGTACTTACACGGTTTTTACAAGATAAACAGGGTTCTGAGCGGCTAACTGTATTTCCCATTAGAACCCTATTGTACTGAATATATTCCGTACAATAGGTTTAGATTATATCCATTTCAAGTCAGCTCAACTACTTCAGCCCTAACCAATTACGAAGCAAAAAAACTGCTGAAAAGAGTATACCACCCCATAGCGTATCTCCTACTGCCAAATAAAGGGGGTAGTCTTTAAAGACAGCCAAAACTGTAAAGTCATATACAGCATAGACTGATGCTCCCATTAAAAATGCCTCCTTTAAAGATGTTGTCTTCAAGGCCAAGTATGCTAAAGCAGGGTATACAACTAGGCCCGCAATGGGGCGCATACGAACGTTACGACCCCCTTGAATAGTTTGAACTGCCGCATTGTAGTCGCCTCCAATAAGTAATAGCCAAGGAAGATCTAATACAACCATTGCGAGAGCCACTAGGATCCACCGACCTGTTGCGTTCATTCTATTCTACTCTATGTCTTTCAAGAAGTAAGAATGAGCAACGTTGTTCATCTAGAAGCCTTTGAGGCACCGCTCAGAGGACGCAAACTTCGCTGGTTTTTAGCACAAGGCCAGCCTATCTCGTATCCACCCGGATTTCAAGAACAATGTTTTATAGAAAATCCACCCTTTCAACGGCGAATCCTTCTAACGAGTCATACCTCGTCGGAGGCATGGAAACTTGTAGATAAATGGGATGGGATCCTTGTTCCATCCTCAGGAGCTGATTGGTCTATTGTATTGGCTGTCGCATTGAATCAGCCAGGACCGTGCCTTGTTGTGCTCACACCGGAAGTGAAGGCACCTCAAGCGGTCTTCCAGAAGTTCCAGCAGGCTGGCCAGAAGACTCCAACTATTGTTTGGTTTCAACACTTGACTCTTCCAGCGACAATCCCACCAATTACGTTTGACGCAACTTTTTTCCCACCCTCTTCCGCCATGGAAGAACAAGGACTGGAATCGACACAAGCCGTCCTCCAACAACTCTTATCTTCAGAGACGCTTCGTACCTTTGTATTGAAAGATGCGATCCGTGATTTACGTAGTGCAGGGGCGACCTTAGTCGTATCTGGAATTGAAGAACAGTTCCCGACATTGTATTGGTATTATGCTGCGAAAAATAAAACAGAAGAGAAACAACTTTTATCTTCTATTGTACAAACACTCTTGTTACGCGATAGGTAAATATCGTATACTTTACTTGGGAGCAGACATCAGCTTGGCAATGTCGGCCATGGAGCCAGCCATGGCATCACTGAATCCACCGCGCTTGCTCTTCTTGCTGAAGAGCTTGAATTGGCCCTTCTTGGCGATGTAGCCCATCTTACGAAGGTTCTTGATAGCCTTCTGGCCAGCAGCGTGCTTCCTGCGGCTCACAATGCGACCACGCTTGGTCTTCATCAAGTCCTTGCGAGTGAGGCCACCGGAAGTGTGCTTGGCAGATCCGTGCCAAACAGCCGCCTTGGTACCTACAGCGGGCATCTTGGCACCACCCATCATCATGTTGTTGTTACGATTCTTACGAGTGTTGCGCCTCATGTTGTTGCGGTTCTTACGAGTCCTCATGTTTGCCATTTCGTTTCTAACTAGAACGCACATTTTTGTTTTAAGGACAAGGGTAAGGTCAAGAATATCCTAGAACATGGACAACCGGGGCACTTTTCCAGCCTCAATGTCATTCATAAGGGATGCCATTTTCGCTGCGTCGTAGATTCCAGCAAAATGAACAAGAAAATCACCGGGTTGCCAGAGTCGGGTTCCTTTATAGCCTTGTAAGTAGGCGTTGAACTTCCAAGCCTCCATTGTACATTCAATATGTGCAGCATCTTCGGGAGAGTTCGCCATTACATTGCACAGTGCCTTATTTTCCCACCAGATGTGATAAATACAGTCGGTTTGATCCCAGAGTTTCTGAAAAAACTGGACGGCCCAGGGTCCAGGTCGGACAATCATATTTCCAGAATTGATATGTTGGCACGAGTCATATGTTACAAGCAAGTCCTTCTGGGTTGGTAAGAGAGGAAGTACGTGATCTTCTAATCGCAACTCGGGATTCGTAATCCAGACGTCGGCATCGGAAATCCAGATGTAGTCGTACAAGTCTGATTTTCCAGCCATGTCCTTCCAAATGGGGACTTTGCTCCACGCAATAGGGCGATCGCGATTCCAGCCTTCTTCGTGGACTTCCTTATAGGTATATCCATGCTTGGCACAATAGTCTGCTTTAGACTTCAAGGCCTTTTCTAGGTTACGGCGGTAATCAGCACCGATGGCGAGCGTGAGTACAAGTATACGACTTGGATCGGATGTCATGTTATGTAATGTAATCTCTAATAGAAAGACTTAGTAAGACTTTATATGATGACACACAGAGGTAAAAAAAATTGATGACTTGGTTATTCCAACAGTCAGCATACTACTATTATAACATTGAGTATGTCCTTGAAATATCAAAAGAATGCTGCAGGAGAGTATGTGTGTGGTCATTGTTCCAAGACTTGTAAGAATCAGTCTACAATGCACTATCATTTGAAGAAGCATGAAGGAGCCTTGCCCCATGCGTGTGGGCATTGCAATCAAAAGTTCTTACAGAAGAGTCTGTTGGATCTTCATATTTCAGCGAGGCATCAAGATATTGTAAAACAATCTCATGATGCCATTCAATGCCCTTGTGCCAACTGCGATTACAAAGATATTCGGAAAGGAAATTGTGTAATTCACTTTCTTCGGGTTCATTTGAAGGAACTTACATTGGCCTTGAAGGAAAAATCTAGTGAGTTAGATTGTGTAGCAAGGTGTGGGGGGTGTAAAAAGTCCTTTAAGAGTATTACACAATTCTATTATCATGCTTCGGGTTGTGTGGATCCACCGGAAACTCATCCATTCCATAAGGAATGGGCCACGTTGAAAGGATAGTATGAACAGATATCTTATAAGAAATCAGAATAGGCGGCAAGTTCATACATGTGATAGCCGAGTGCTCCGAATGCGGTGAGCAAGAGTAATTCATAGGCGGGTCTGGGTGTATCTTTTTGTTTGTAGCCGATATAGATAAATAAAGGAGCAATCCAAAGAACATGGACAAGGTTTACCCAGATATAGGATGACTTTGCCAAGAAACGTGTATAAGCTTTATAGCCTTGATAAAAGAATAGAATTAACCCTAATCCTAACAAGACGTAGAAGACTTCGTCTGGAAACTTGCCACGTGAAATGCCGATCCAGAGTAAGAAGGGTACAACTAGAAGTATATGGAATAGGTTGAGTAATACGTGAGTATCCATCTAAACTATCTATACAATATACAATAGAACTATAATATATATGCTCCATATATTTACGGATGGGGCTTGTAGCTCTAATGGAAAGGTAAAAGCCAAAGCTGGATTTTCAGTTGTGTTTTGGAATCTACCGGGTTCTGGTTCCTCGGAAGAATCGGATCAACCATTTGGTCTGGCAGAGCGTGTTCCAGATTCCGAGCCACAAACAAATCAGCGCGCGGAACTCCGAGGAATGGTGAAAGCCTTTGAAGAAATACAGAGAAGACAGCTGAAAGGCACTATAACAATATGGACAGACTCCGACTATGTGAAGAAGTGTGTGACGGAATGGGGACCGCAATGGAAGGCAAGGGGGTGGCGCCGAGCCGCTAATGCGAAGAAGCCGCTAGAGCATCTAGATTTGCTCAAGCCGATGATTGAATATTATGAACAGAGTCAACATTTTATACGAATTCAGCATGTCGCGGCACATACAAAGAAACAGGAATTTCCTTGGACAGGGAATGAAATGGCGGATCGTTTTGCAACACAGGTGTTGCTAAAAGAAGGGGATTCAATGTTCCATTGAATCCTACTTGTTAGCCACGAAGGTGCTGCTAACAACAGCAACACAAGTGTTACAAACAACAGCAACATAAGTCTTAACTCCCTCCCGTATTTTATAGTACTATCTATTTCCATATCTATAGCCATAATTATTACTGTTATTACTGTTATACCTATTATACCTATTATTATACTCCTCTTCTTCAATAATTCGTTGTATTTCACGTTCTCTTTGTTCCTTTTCTTCTAAAATTTTTTGATTATGAATCCAAGTAGTAACTATTTCTTGAGCCTCTTCCACTGGCATCCCTAGTAATTTCTGTATATGTTGTAGTCGTTTCAATAAAGAACCGGATCTTTGTAGATTTATATAATCCCAGATAGCAGGATGTATCGCTTCTAATTCCCTCGTGTGTTTTATCAAAAAATTTGTATAGTCCTTTTCATAACGTAGATCCTCTGCAAGGGTTTCGTCCTGCATAAATGGTAAGTGATAGATACGTTCCACCTTATCCACATAAGTCGGTATATTTTCTAGATAAGGTGCCAGTGCAGGTCGTTTAGCAACCTCTTCTTCGTAATATCGTTTATAATTCATTTCACGCAGTTTTCGTGTATTTATTCTCGGCTGAACAAAGGATTGTAAATTCGCATCCTCAGAGAGTGACCCTACAACTCTCTGATTTTTCAGAACATTTGTAGTAAGATTTTTCCCAAATAGCTCCAACTCATACGGTGTACCATCTTCTAGTTTAAACACCCCCACATCGTTTGGAACAATAGGTTGTTTTGTTCTATACTCGGCAGTTACAATGCACGCAACCATGTTATTGAGTTTCCTTTTTAAATCTTCGGTGGTAAAGAGTACCGCACCCTCTTTTAGAGTATTCATAATTCGTGAATGGATTCCTTTATTCACTCTATTTAAATAGGTCACAGGAGTATTATTTTTATTTAGAGAGTAATGTACATAGGTTGGAGGTAAGTCTAAATAATTATTAGATGCGGTCATTATAATTGTATTCTTGAAATAATATACGTTCCTATCAAATCCCAAATAATAATACCCTTTTGCAGGACCTTTTTCAGTATTCAGGGCATCATTATTTAATACATTGATTATATCGGATTGGGAACAAGAAAGAAGTAGATTTATGCCAGGTTTGGCGTCTAGAAGTACTAATCCAGTTAAATATTTTTTCTGATTATCTTTTAGTTTCTCTACAACACTATCAGAGACATTTACTAATTTAGATTGATACCGATCATGCAAGGATTGAGCTCCATATTTATCTAAACAAATAATATGAATTCCTGGAACTTCAGGATCTCCTAGTAATTCTGGTTTCTTTGCCAAGAATGTGGCCCTATAGGAAACTGGCTGATCCGATGGAATCCTCTTACTAAGCGTAACCAACCCTTTTTTCACAAGTGGATTTCCTTTTCCTCCTTCAAATAGGGCTACTATATCCTTGATTGTATAGGTTTGTGCAAGAAGAGCTTTCCAGTATGGTTCGGCATGTCTGAGTTCGTAACACCCAAATGTATCCATCACACTGAATACAGATAAATTTCCTATATTGAATGAATCTAAATTCGTATTGGAAAGCATCCTTTGAATTTGATTTGTAGAAAAGACGTGCATTCCACCTTTTTGGTTTCGTTTATTTCTTCGGGTTCTTTGGGTTCTTCGGGGTTTATGACCCCCTCTTCTTTTCTTAGTATAGGATAGCTCCATTCTATACTAAGAATATATTTTTGTCAATATTTATCTAAGTATTATCATTTGAGTTATATCCATAGTTATGACCATAGTCTTTAGGAATATATTCCTTAATTATATTGTATTTATCTTTATATGTCATAGAAGTATCTAATAGATCAACATCTTCTATTGATTTAATAAGTTCTACTATACCTGTAAACCATTTCTCAGGATCTTCTTTTTTAAAGCGAAGATAGTCCTTGTAATTCTCTATAGCTTTATAATACTCGTATTCATACATATTATTTATACGCTCTTTTTTATCTATGAATCGTTGCGTATAATCAATCATATTCTGTGTATTTGATAAACTCGCTATTGTATGATCTTCTGTATTTGTCTTAAATACATTCTGTGAATTCGCCGCTGTTAAGAATTTGCCATCTTCTAGTTTAAATACGCCAAAAGTCTTAGGTATTATGCGATCTGTGGATTTCGTTCTTAAATCTGCAGTCTTAATTAATGCTACAAGTATATTTAACTTGGCAAGAATGGCAGATTTCGTAAAATATACGGACTCTCTCTTTAAAAAGAATTGTACAACAGCATCCATTTCTTTTTGTAGTCTATTCAAGTAAGTTTGTTTTGTATTTTGAGCGTAATTAAATATAGCAGGTTGTATTTCACCTTGTAGATTTTGGGAGTAAATATCCCTCTTTGGCATAAGTATGATATTATTTATATAATGAATAGTTTTATCAAATCCAAGATAATAATACCCCTTTGCTGGACCCTTTTCTGTATTTACTTTATCATCATTTAGTAAAGATATGAGATCGTATCTAGAACATGATAATAATATATTCAAACCTGGTTCCATATAAGGTAATAGTTTTTCTTTTAAAAGGGTTATATCTGTAGTTTGATCAAATTTGATTCCTAGTTTATAATAGGCAGGAAAATCTAGGCACATAACGTGTATTCCAGAGTACTTGTCTGTGTCATTTCTGTTATTGATAGAGTTATTAAGAGTAAAAAACCTATGTAGAAATGTATCTCTATATGTGGATGTATAGGAATCCCATGTCTCAGGATTCATTCTCTTTTTAAGGTTTTGTATAGCGCTGTTTATATATTGATATTTAGAGGATGAAGTTGAAATAGTATTTAAATTATATGTTGTATTTATAATTGTAGTCCAAAAATCATCGGAATATTTTAATTGATAACATCCTAATTCATCTATTTTTGTACTTACAGACAATAGTTCAACTTCCTCTTTATTTGGAGATTTATTGTTTGCATTTGTAACAAATACACTATGCCAATTCGTATAAACATTTTTCGGAGATGTTAGCATAGATGGAATATGAGTAACTCCACCGTTTTGTCTTCGCCTTGTGGTTTGGACTCTTTTTGCTTTTCGTACTTTTCGTACTTTTTGTACTTTTCTTACTTTCCTACTATAGGAAGTACGCATCCTATAGTAGAGACTATATTCTATTTTATACTACAGTAATCATTTTAATACACTGTATTGATTTTTTGTATATAAGATATAAGGAAGCGCATACGATGTCAAGAGGCCAAATGCGGACACAATGTACATGGGTTGTGCCTTGAGACCCATGGCGACAAGACTGCTGAAGATCATGAGGGCCGCGTCACCGAATAAAATCTTCGCCCCACCAGCAGCGGCATAGTCCTTGAACACATCAATCATCATATTTTGGCCTCTTGGGACTTGTTGAATGACACCGAAGTAGAAGAATAAATCATGGATGAGTTGAACACCAACCGCGACTCCTGTAAATTGGAGCGGGGACCATTTTCCTTCGCCATACTTGGGCTTCACGTAGCACGTGTAAATAAAGCGAGCAATGACGAATCCAAGTATAATGCTAAGTACGTCGGCTAAGACAGCGTTAAGACCGAAGAGATCGTACCAACGATTGAGACTTTGTCCGAAAAGTTCAGGTAAGAATCGCACAAGAAAAATGATAACCACATCTACGAAAAGTACGGCTAGACCAATATAGAGCAAATCGCCGACACGTGCGTAATTCCCAATGTCGGCACCTTTTGGTTTCACGGGTTCTTCGCCGAGGCTAATTTCTTCATCACTCACAGCAATTTGACGAAGAAGCGCGTCATTGGCTCCTTGATTTTTTTGGCCTTGCGGTGGCTGACTAGGTCCTTGTAGTTGTTGAATCGGGGGTTCAGGACGTCCTCCTTGGATTTGTGGAGCATCACGTTTCGCAAATCCGGAAGGTGCTTCTATACTTTGCATGGAGCCATACTCCATACTATCATAAGCAGTAAAGGGTAAACTATCAGACATCATTCTGTCTCTCTATACTACATGTTCATTACTTTGAGGCATTCTACAGATTGTTCTAGAGCACCTTCTACCCATGCTTGTCGTAGACACCAACTTTCTCCCGTGAGCCATACATTAGGTAGTTCAGATGGAAGAGGATGTAAAGAAGCGTGAGACTCGGTTTCGGGATCATATGTCTCTTTGGTGCTAGGCAACCGATAGGTAGTTCCAGTTGTCCATAGATGAGATTTGAAGAACAGTGGATCTGGTATGGTCCGATCAGGAAAGAGAGCACGTATATCGTGAAGAATTGCTGCTTGTAACAGTTTATCATTTGCATAATGTCCGTAGGCGTTTGTATCGGATCCTTCTGTATAACTGATCATAATGACACCGGCCTTGGGATTAATAGGAATAATATTACGAGGTCGTTTGGGTGTTACAGTGTGAGGAAGATCGGAAAACCAGGAACGACCATTCCGTACAGGAAAGATCATATAGGTTCGTAAGAGTGGTTCGGTTTTTAAAAGTTTAAGGGTGGGCCATCCGTGAAAGGCGGGCAAGGCGGCCACGGCATCTTTGTGTAAGGCAAGTACTACTGCTTTTGTAGCTCGTAGTGTGATAGACCCTTCCTCGTAGCCGAATTGGAAGGTAAGATCGGTAGAACCTGGGCCTCCAGAATCGGAAGCCCGTAAATCCATTAACTGATGACGATTCAAAATAACACATCCCCTTGCTTCAAGATCGGCCTTTAGTCTAGCCACAAGTTCACTAAATCCTTCTAGGATAATTCCATAGTCTGTATTGGATTTCATTTCACACTCTAAGAAACTCTTGAGACCAAGGTCGGCTCGTAGTGTCCCTACTTCGGACCGGTAAGGGAAGGCACCGAGCAATTCCTTCGTTTTCTTAAGTCCATACAGCCTAATAAGAAGTGACTCAATCGTGTGGCTAGCAAGGACAGATGGTTCCAACTTTGTCAGTGGTTCCAAATAGACAGGTACAGTCTGTGTTTCAAATGTGTTTGGCTCCAAAGGTGTGTAGGAAGCCTCTTTGTAACACACTTTGGAGCCAATAGGGATCCAAGTGAGACCATATTCTTTGAGAAGCCCTTTCAGAAGTGTGTGTGATTTGTGAATACGTCCAGCGCCCATTTCCCAGTGGATGTTCGCAAACTCTGGAGGTTCATAACTATAGGTTCGTCCACCGAGACCTTTGTAGCGTTCTGCCAAAGCAATGGTCCAGGACGGATGTTGTTTGTGTAATTCTCTAGCCATATAGAGACCAGATATTCCTGCTCCAACGACAATACAATCGTACGATGGATGAAGCATCCCTAGTAAGATTCTATGTTTTCCTTTTATCAATTTTATATTTTATATTCTATACTTTATACTTTAGTAATAGGCACTCCTTTTGAAGCGAGCCAGCTAAGAATATCGGTGACACCAGAAGCACCAGACTTTGTATCTACAAAGGTTCCATCCTTAATAAGAGCGAAGGAAGGAATGGACTTGAGACTACAATAGGGAAGTGTGTAGTTATTCTCATCAATATCGCACGCATACCATTGTACATCAGGGGTAGCGGCTACGATGGTCTTCTTATCTAGACGTTTGCAAGGGCCACACCAGCTTGCCGAGAAACAAACGACTGTCCAAGGCGCATAGGTGCCGAGAAACCCGTCTTCGGTAGGGCGGCGTGGGCGAAGCATGGCTTCAAAGGCTTCATGACTGGGGAGGAGCATCATTCCGTTCGGATCCTTTGCGTCTGTCATTTTCCTTCTTACTAGGTTGTTTTACTTCGGCCGTGTTTAAACGACGTAGGGCATAATAGGTCCCACCGCCTAGGAGGACTACAAAAAGTAGAAAGAGTGCCATAGAAGATCCGTCAAAGGCATCTAGTATGTCTAAACTGCCTCCTGATTGTTTATTAATTACAGAAGTAGCAGCATCTGTTAAAGACTTGGGCGGTACAAGAGGTACAAGTGGATTAGCGATCATTCCTTCTGATGCTTTTGCGGCAGCAAGGGGTGCCTTCGCAGCGGCTTTGATTCCTTCTGAAGTTGTCAAGGATGACAGTTGAGAAGTAACTGCCGACGGAATGGCAGAAGCAGCATTAATTCCTGCTGGAATTTTATGAGAAAGATCCGAAGCTACTGCCGTAGTTAATGCGGCTGGATGTTCCGCGGCTTCTATGACTTGAGTAGTCAAATCTCCAGCAGTTCCTATAATCCCTGTTGCTGCTTTTCCACCGACTTCTAAGACCGATGCGGTACCTTCTAGACCGGCTTTTGCTACATCCGCAGCGGCCCCAGCGGCACCTGCAACGCTCTTTGTAGCTTGTATGACAGTTGCGGCAGCAGGTCGTACACCTGGTAAGACTATATTTATAGCGGTGGTTATAACAATTCCTAAGAGCTTTACAATCTTTTCTATTAACCCTACTATAGCATCTCTTATGATATTTAGAACATAAAAGAGTTTATCTATAATATTACGGAATACACCTTTAGCACCGCCAGGATCACAATTACCGGGTGGTCTTGGCTGAGGCTGATCAATGGGTCCTAGTTTATTGAGGCCATAGGGATCCATAAACCAGTTAAATGGAAACATTCGGTAGGAACCGTGGGTAAAAAGACTCTTTGTGTTAAAAAGGGCATTAAATATATTTAAGATAGTCCAAATAAATCCGATTGGGAATAGGAACATGGAAATAAATTTTGCTAGAGCGCCATTGGAATCTCCAGCAACAAGATATTCTAATCCACAGGCTAGCCATACGAGAAACATATAGGCAAGGAATCGGAATGGAGATTTAGATGGCGTTTCTCCAGGATGATTGTCTTTGAACATTCCAGCGCCGACTCCGAGAGGTCCGATTCCAGGAACAGATAGACCATATTTTAGTACCGTTTCCTTTTCACCACAGATTTGTATAAGATCATATATATACCAAAGACCGTAACCAAATAGGTTGATTATAAATTTTAGAACGGCGGTAGAAGGACTACGAAGATATAGATGATCTAGACCGAAAAATCCTCCAAGAATTGTTATCAGAATTAAGGACCAATAAGGATACCATGCTCCACCCCAGAAGGAATGCTGTGTATATTCATAGACCCCTTCTAGACCAGATTTAGGAAATTGTTTTACTGTTTCTGCTTCACTCATACGAGAAGCTCTTCCTGTTTTCTTCAGTATATTTTATGCTTGTATCTTTGCCTCAAGCTTAGACTCAAGTTTAGACTCAAGTTTAGACCACATCTAAACTGGTAGCCCTTCGGACCAGTAGTATAGGTGTTCCACCTAAACTGATAGCCCTTCGGACCAGTAGTATAGGTGTTCCACCTAAACTGATGATCCTTCGGACCAGTAGTTTGAGCCAAACTCAAACTGAAAACAACAGACCAGCATATCCATCAATCACCCTAAACACATTGTAGTTTGTAGCATATACATAGGCTGTCATATCCCCAAAGATTGCACTTGTACAATAATTTACCCCTTGTGATGCTAAACCGAGTTGAAGTACAAGAGTATCTATACGACTCGCATTCAAAGTCCCAGATGGCTGAATCTCTTCCGGTTTCAGAGCAATGCTGTAAACATAAATATATTGGTCGGAGGCCACTGTCGTGTGTCGTTGATACGGTTGAACAAGACGAAAATAAATAGGGTCTCGTGCGTCAAATCTGTCTTGACCATCTAGCTGAATCTTTGCGTCAACCATAAGGTCTGTGCGATTGGGCGGTTCTGTAAGACCATTTATACGATTCATCTGAATTTCATAACATCCAAGACTACTGAAATTGAAATATTCGTGACGATTCACCATAATATTCCGTTGAAGAACCCAGATAAATTCTTTGATAGGGTGATTAAAATTCAGTGCGAGTGTGGCATTTTTAGAATTTGCTGGAATTGCTAAAGGGGGTGTGTACTGAATTTGTTCAATCAAGTACTCTAGTGTAGAACTCACGAAACGACGTCGTTCAGGAACATCTAGATAGACATAGTCACCCCAGAGTTCAATACCGAGTTGCGCGGGTTCAACACTAAGTCCAGCATTGCATTGAGGGGTCGCTCCAGGAGCTTCGGTAGCATAGAGTTGTTTTGTATAGAACATACTCTGTAAAGGTGCCAGAGTCACATTAATTCGGATAGGATGGTATTGCATTGCGAGCAAGGGTAAATACAGTCCGGGATTTTTATTAAACCAGAACCGAAGAGGAATATAGAGTGTATGGGACCCCATGTATGGTTCATCGTATGCTTTAGCAAATACTGTATTCTGAGGATATACGTTGAGATCTACTTCAGGAGGGAATGCTGCACCTGAAAGATCAATGGCTACGTTTCCAGCTTCTGTGCTGAATACATATTTGGGAAGCACCGGTTTTAATCCTACAACATCAGGAGCATTATTCTGATAATCCAGTAAGGGATATCCATTTTTTTTGCCGATCATTGCATTAAATCCAGATACCTGGCTTGCATCGGTGGTCAAGGAAGACCACAGTTCCATCCATTGCCCTGTTTGCCTATCAATGATTTGTTCACCAACTTGAATACTAATTTCTTGGATCAAAGCATGACCAGGACTATTGACATAGCCTACAGGTTGTCGTTGTGGCGGATTTGTTCCAGGAATAAAAGTATTTGTCAAATACAGCTGGGGAAGAGTTAGTTTTAGGAAAATAGGCCCGAGAAGATCTCCATTGCGTGGGACAAGACAGGATAGCTTCTGTCCAAAATTGGGAGATCCATCAAAATACATTTGTTGCGATTCTACAGCAAAATTTGTATGACGACGATAGACAAATTTAAACCATGTAATAATTGGATTTCCTGTGAGAAATACATCCTGTTTTCCTTGGGCGACGATTTGTAAAAGACCGCCTCCTTGTGTCATTCTATTTCTCCTGTGGAAAGGGGAAAGATGTTTAGAGGACTATTTGTCGCAGCTATGGCAGCTATGGCAGCTAAGAAGCTCATAGAGCCAAGGGACACTTAAAAAATAGTATGGATTCTGTAGAAGAGTATGTCATCCGGGTCATTTAATATTAATACATTCTCACGTTATGGTGAACTACCATTATTGAATTCTATATCTCCGTTTTCAACTCTTACTATATTTGCTGTTGGATCCAATAGTCTTATGAGACCCTATTCATTTTATGAGTATACCACTGCGTCCGGATTCATAGACACATCCACTATGACGACTACAATACAATCGTCCATACAAAGTGCAATCCAAACTATCCCAAAAACAATTATATCTACTATTCCTTATACGTATTGGATCAATTCAGGTACAACAACTACCTATCCATTTTATTATGCTTCTACTTTTCAAGTTACTAGTTCCACCATACAATCTCCAATACAAGAAACGTTCACTTCAACATTCCAGTCAAATATATTTGCACCACCTGTTGTACTCTACCCATCTAGTACTCCTATCTATCCTAATCCAGTCCTTTCCACCTATATTTATACATTTCAGTCTACAATCCCATCATTTCTGTCTACAAGCACATCGTTTGGAACTATTGTAAGTACTGGAGTATTAGCGGCATCCTATCCATTTGATTTTACTAGTACATGCTATGTTTCAGCCGAATCATATCCAGCAGTTATACCAACACCAAATGTATGGTTGGGTGATACATTATCACAATTAATACAATCTAAACAATATAGTATAGCTGTGAACTGTCAATATTCACTACGATTGGATTCAGAAACAACAAGATACGCATTCGTGGATACAGTTGGATATCTTGGAAATGTCGTAGGGTCTCTAAATAACTCTGGATTGACCGGACAAAGAGTAACTACAAGAGTAGGAGTCGGAACATATACGCAAATAACAAATACATTTATATTTACTCCAGATCAAGAGAATCAGATTATTGGAATTAATGCTGCTAACTTCTTTCTATCTATAGTTCTAAACAGATCTCCAACAGAAACGTCATTAGATGCACCGGATTATGATATTTATATTCCCGGAAATAATAATTTTACTTTTACACTTATACCTATCTAGTTATTCAATTATTTTCTCAACTATTTTAGAGATACTATAAGTATTTCTAGAATATTTTATATGGTTTAATGCGCTATTGACTCTAAAATGAAATACAGTATGTAATAGAATGCCAGTGATTAATCCTCCGAAATTCTCGGAGTTTTACACGAACGCAACTACAGTTACAAATTTAACTAGAAATCGTTCAATTAATTCAAATATACCTGTTCCTGTAAACTACGTATTGAAAACCGACCAAAACGGTGGCACAGAGTATATGCCCGGAAATAAGATATTATATCTAAATTCTGTATTTGCATCTACTATAAGTACATATTCAATAACGGTGTTTGGTCAAAATACTTTTACATCACAGGGTAATACGAATTTTCAAGGCAATGTTGTAATGAAAACTTTAGAGTTTAATTATGCGGAAGGTGCCCCAGTGTCAATTGGATATCAAGCGGGTGCTGTAAATCCAGGATCAAATAGTATTGCGATTGGCCCTTATGCTGGTCAAACAAATCAACCAGAGTCTTCTATAATATTTAATGCGACTGGAGAACCACTGAATGCTACACAACCAAATACGCTTTTAATAGATCCTATAAGATATGATTCTAATGCAAGGATAGGAAATAATTTACTTCCTGTTTATTATAATTCCAATACAAAAGAAATTATACAAGGACCATTGTATTCTGGGGCAAAAAATCGCCTTATTCTAGATAACGCCACCGTAAGTAGTTACGTATATAGTCCATACACAAGTGCGAATAGTTTAATTGTATCTTCTATGAATAATACAAAATTTATTCCATTTATACCATCATTAGATACTTACACATATAATAGTACTATTAGAACACAATTTATTAGATCTGATAATATAGTTTCTACACAAACTATAAGTATAATTGATCTTAATGGAATATTATATAAAGAAAATAAAATACTAACTGAACTAAATACGGTAGATGCACAAACTACTAATACAGACTATATCTCCATCCAATCTTTACAAATATCCTCTATTAATGGTAGTATATATGTACCTTTTCAAAATATAACTAGGCTAAGTGTACCAACGCTTACAATTGATAAAGCTACTTTTGAATTCGTTTCTACACAAGACCTTTTAGTATCATCCATTAATGATGTTCTATTAGAACCAGTTTATATAGCTTCTACATTTAGTACACTCGCTATAAGTAGTTGTACAGTAGCAGACGGAATTTCTACACAACAGCTACAAGTTTATTCTATGAATGGTGCAGTATTCCAGCCATTTTATATAGTGTCTACTCTGAGTACAGCAACTATAAGTAGTTTACATGTGATAGATACATGTTGTACCCAGAAATTATTTATTTCATCCATAAATAATTATAGATTTCAACCTTTTCAAATAATATCTACATTGAGTACAATGAATGTAGATGATTCTGTTATAACAGGGGTAATATCTACACAACAACTATCCATATCCTCTATAAATGGAGTCGTATATCAACCTTTCTATATCATATCTACATTCAGTACAGCAAGCGTAAGTTCTCTTAGATCAGTATCAATTTCCGCGCAAAGTTTATTCATTTCGTCTATAAATGGGTTTACAGTTCAACCATTTTATACGGTCTCTACACTGAGTACATCCTATATAAATTCGGCTATACTAGGCTCCGTTTCTGCTCAACAACTTCTACTATCATCAATTAATAATGTCGCATTTCAACCTTTTTATGCTACGTCAAGTTTCGGTTCGCCAACAATAAGTTCACTTACGTCAGAATCAATTTCCACACAAAGTTTGGTCATTTCTTCTATAAATAGAGCCGTGTATCAACCTTCCTATACCGTGTCTACATTCAGTACAGCAACCGTAAGTTCTTTTATAGCAACCCGTGTTTGCACGCAACGTGTATTCGTTTCTTCTATTTCTGGAATGCCGTATTTACCCTTTTATCCATTAAGTACATTCACTACACTTATAACAAGTAGTGTTGTAACAAATGTACTTAGTACAAATATAGCAATTATTAGTTATATTAATGGAGAATTATATGAATATGATAAAAGAATAAGCTCCTTTACTACTTTACATGTAAGTAGCATTAAAACTGGATCTGTAAGTAGTCTTGATTTATATCTTTCACGTATAAATAATCAATCATTTTCACTTCCTGCATTAGCATATATGACGGCTAAATCTATTAAAGTAAGTAGTATATTTACTTCGTATATACTCGCTACAGATGAGATTTTTATTTCTTCTATTAACGGTTCCATATATAATTCTTATGCGATCCAAAGTACTATAAGTAGTATAATATTAGATGATAGTCTAACAGGTGATAGATTCAATACACGTACTATTATTACAAACAGCATATCATCTGGAACTATTACATCAGACACAATGAATATTAGTACTCTTTCTAGTATGACTATATCCACTCTTCAGACAGTATCCTATAAAGCTAGGATTGAGTCATTATTCGTAGATATGCTTTCTACAACTACACTTACATGTGGCTCAGTTGAAGTAGATTCATTAAGTACAAATTCAATTTCTACTGGTTCAATTGTAGGAGGGCTTATTACTCTTTCTGGATTAAGTACAAATACCCTTTCTACTGGAAGTATTCAAGGAACTACTATAACTGTTCCAATGCTAACTACATCTGACTTGTTTACAAGCACAATTTTTGTTAGCACGTTATATGCCAGTACAATGTATGTTGTAATTGATACTACAAGTACGACCTCACAATTAGATGCTACTATTTTCTCTACATCAGTAGATTATCTTTCTTCTATACAATTATTTGTAATATATGGATTATATAATACATTACAATCTAAATCGTTCTATCCAAATGATATACTAGGGACTGATGTGCGGGTAACTTCACTAAGCACGGTACAAATATCTACAGGATCTTTTATAGGAGGTACCTTACTTACAAACCGCATCAGTACAAATCAACTTTCTACAGGATCAATGCTAGGTGGAACTGGTATAGTTACATCTGTTAGTACAGTTAATATTTCTTCAGGGACTATTCAAGCAAGGACTGCAACTATAAATGATTTTACTGTTGGAGTTCTTTCTACTGGATTGGCTGTGAGCCAAGTTATAGCAACTTCCACTATGAATATAGGTTCACTTTCTACTAATACACTTGTAGGAGAATCTGCAGTATTTTCAAGACTCAGTAGCGGCACGCTTTCAGCGGATTCTATAGCGGGTAGAACAGCACTATTTAATACATTGACTACATCACAAATTAATACCGGTTCTATTACTGGTACATCTGCGGTATTTACAGCATTAAGTACAACCCAAACATCTACGGGACTTATAGTAGCATCCTTAGCAGATTTTCAGACTTTTACTACAAGACATCTATCCACAGGATCAATTGTAGGAGGCGCAACAACTGTTCAAACTCTCAGTACTTTTCAACTGTCTACAGGATCAATTGGTGCTGGATTCGCTATGTTTCAGAATATTAGTACATTTCAACTCTCTACAGGGTCTATTCAAACATCATTGATAAGTACAAATACTATAGATATCATTACACTAAATGGACTACCATATGGTATACAGACTGGGCAAACACTTAATGTTTCGTCATTTTTTACATCAACCATAGTATCCTATGACACAGTAAGTACACAGAATCTTTCAGTATTTTTACTAAATGGGGAAGAATACGATCCGTACACTACAATTAGTACGTTTAATAGATTATTAGTAAGTTCTTTTGTTACAAGTAGGACAAGTACATTAGAGTTACAGGTAGGAAATATTAATGGACGGCCCTATTTTCCTCAACAGTCTCAAACACAGGCAAGTACAGTCACTGTTGCCAGTACTGTCATATCACAAGATATTAATTCATCCAATATAAATCTCTTAACCATTAATTCACGTAGATATGAACCATCTGAAGCATTTTCAGATGTTGATATTGCCTATGTACTTAGTACAAGTATTGCTTCTTCCCTTATAACAGGGCCTATATCTACAAATAGTATATTTGCAATAAACTCCGTACTTTCTACACTAATTATAAGTTCTTTAACTAATAGTCTTACAACTACTACTTTAATAAGTACAAGGCAGCTTACTATCACAAATATAAATGGATCTGTGTATACTACGCCTTCTCAAATTAGTACAATTAGTACATTAATAAATAGTAGTATCATATCGTACAATGTGAATTTTAGTTCGTTTAGTACTAGTATAATTTCAACAGGGCCTTTATTTGCTACAACTGGTACAATAACTTCTATTAATGCTTCTAGATTGTCTACTGGTACAATTAGAGGGGGGCTAGTAACTATTGGAACTATACTAAGTACAGCAGTGATTTCTACAGGTATTATTGTAGGGACACAATTAAATATACGGGATCAAATGAATATAGGATTCATTTCTACAACTTCCATAACTGTAAATTCACTATGTGTCAGTAGTTTGGTTGTTGTTGTTCAATCTACTGCTACAATTGGTAATATACGGGAGGTAACTTTAGATAGTATTAATGTATTCAATTTATCTACTAGTATTACAATTGGTACGGACGCTGTATTTAATACTTTGACATTATCCAATCTTTCTACTGGAGTTTTTACAGGAGGTAATGCGACATTTACAACATTAAGTACAACATCACTTAGTTCTGGAATTATTACTGGAGGAGCTACTCGTATAAGTTCCTTGAGTACAACATTTATTTCTACTGGAACTATTGCTGGTACCACAATGAATTTTATATCCCTAAGTACTTTACAATTATCTACAGGGACTATTGTAGGTAGAACTGGTCTAATTACTTCCTTAAGTACGAACGCGATTAGTACAGGTTCTCTTATAGGAGATCATATAACTCTTACACAAGTATCTACAACTACTAGTTTTGCTGGAAGTATTGTTGGAGGAAGGTCGGTATTGAATACCGTAAGTACTGGTACACTCGTATCAGGATCTCTGGTAGGAGGAGCAGCGACCTTTTCAAACATAGATACGAGACAATTATCAACAGGAAGTCTAACTGGTCCAACTATGGAAGTAAGATTTGTTTCCTTGAGTACATCCTTTCTTTCCACAGGGGCTGTCTTAGGAAGAGGAGCCCAAGCGACCTTTACACAAGTAAGTACGAATTTTTTGTCAACTGGTACTATACTAGGAATAGAAAACCAACGCGCAAGCTTCCTCTCGTTTAGTACGAATCGTATTTCTACTACATCTGTAGTAGGAGGAGCAGCGACCTTTACACAAGTAAGTACGAATCAATTGTCAACAGGAAGACTAACTGGTCCAACTATGGAAGTAAGATTTGTTTCCTTGAGTACATCCTTCCTTTCCACAGGGGCTGTATTGGGAAGAGGAGCCCAAGCGACCTTTACTCAAGTAAGTACGAATTTTTTGTCAACTGGTACTATACTAGGAATAGAAAATCAACACGCAAGCTTCCTCTCCCTTAGTACGAATCGTCTTTCTACTGCGTCTCTATTAGGAGGAGAAGCGATCTTTACACAAGTAAGTACGAATCAATTGTCAACAGGAAGACTAACTGGTCCAACTATGGAAGTAAG